TGGAGCTCGCGTAAATTGCCATGCCGGATGTGGAGCTCACGTAAATTGCCATGCCTACAATTGTCGACGATTTAAACATCGCGCCGCCATTTGTATCGCGTTTTACGAGTGTCTCCGGCGTCGCCGAATTTGTCGCTGCGGCGATTGTTGTTTCCAAATCGACGACGCGATCAAGGCTTGTGTCGGTGAAATCTTTTATTGTTTTGGCGAATGTGGGAAGAGTTCCTGATGTCACCACCACAGTTGCATCATTTGGCCCATTGACAATGTCATGATACTTGTCAGTTGCAGCAAACAGCTTGACAATCTTTTCTGCAATTTCTGTGAAGGTGGCCATTATGAGTGTTGGTTGATAAATGCTGTGACTGCTGGGCTCAGGCCTGACTGGCCATAGAAAGAGTTCAGCTGAAGGTGTAATATCCCTGCCATTGAAGAGAATCCTTCTGCATACCCAGCATCAAGGGAAGATAAAAATTCTATGATCCCTGGGTCAATGATCTCTGGCTGCTCTTCCCTGACATTGAATGAAACCCTCCAGAACATGGAATCTTTGGCCCAGGTCAATGCACCATTGATGATCTTGACATCTGCATTGATGATCCCGTCCACACCAGGGAGGGGCATCTGAAAGCTCAAGCTGCCAGACTTTAGCATCACTTTGACCCAGCTCTTGAAGTAGTCAAATTGAAAATCATTGAGCAGGATCTGCAATGCCAAGTCCTGTTCAGCAAATGAATATACTTCCCTTTGCCGCAGGGCAATTTCAAATTGTGTCGTTGCCAGCACAGGGTGTGTGGCGCCGCTGATGTTTATTGAGGGATAGGGGAGAAGGTGTGTGGGGTAAATGATCATGATGCTTTCCTTTTCAGACCTCCTGCTGCTAGAATTGCTGGCACCACCACACCATTACCTGTTCGTGCTTCACTTGTGATCTCCTGCTTGGTCTGGTTCACTGCCATGCGGATGGTGATCTCTCTTTCCCCATTCTTCTCCACTGTGGCAGTCTGGCCAGGAAGGTTGATGACATTGACCTTTATCTCTACTCCACCTCCAGATCCCTTCCCAATGTCTGAGTTTGGTGTGATGTGCCCACCTTGGCTTCCCATCATCAGGAAGTCCTGTCCACCTGTTGAAAGCATCTCTGGGCCTTGCTCATTCACGCGATATGCCCCGCCCATGCCCACCTCACCCCCTGTGGCCTTTGCAGAGCGAATGGCAGCAAGTTGAGCCCCTCCTGCCACCCCTGCAGCAGCAGCAAATGCAAGTCCCAGGTATGGCCCACCAATGCTTGCTCCATAGGCATAGGAGGACATGGCTGCACGGGCAGTGTCAATCAGCACCTGAGTCATGGCTGCAGCTTTCCCGATGGCTGCCATCTTTTTGCTTTCTGATTCCTGCAGGCTGGAAAGGTTGCCAAAGAAATTGCCCCAGGCACTCAACCTCTTGTCCAGCCTTTCCCGCTCAATGGCCATCAGGGCTTCCTGGTGGTCTCTCTCCAGCCTCTCCCTCAGCTCGTGGAAGGGTATGATGGAGTCCAGCTGGAGAGCTTCTGCTTGGTTGAGTGAGTCCAGGCTTTCTTGGTGATATCTCTGCTCCAAATCCAGCTCACTCATCAGCGACTGCTCAAGGGCTGCAAACCTTTGTTGTGCTTCACGGAGTGTGTTGTCAATCTTTTCCTTGGCAACTGATCCCTTGCTTGACCCGGATCTGCCCTTGGACTTGGTCTTGACAGCAGGGTCAGCTGCTTCCCTTGCCTGCTCTGCATCAAATGCCGCCTTGGCAGCAGCTTCATCTGCCCCTCTCTGGGCTTGCTTTTCTTTGAAAATTCTTTCCCTTTCCTTTGCAGCAGAATTCATCCACTTTATCTCCTCCTCATAAAGACCCACAGCTGCATCTTTCTCATCGTCCAGAAGATCCAACATCCCCTTTGTGGTGTCTTTCTGCTCTTCCTGCTTCTTGGTTAGTTTGTCAATGGCAGCAGCGCTTTTCTCTGCCGTCTTTTGCCATTCTTCTGCAACCCCTTTAACATGAACTTTTGCAGATTCCATGCCTTTGTTTGCGCTATCAAGACTCTTTGACATCTTATCAAGTCCCACAAAAGATGCAGCCTTGCCAATGCCTGTCATGGCAGATTGAATCCCACCCAGCAATCCCTCAATGACTCCTGTGAATGCTCCAGAGATAAATGCTGCAGCATCTGCACCCCACATTTTCACAAGCTCCCACAGCATCTTGAATCCCATTTGAAAATTCTGCAGGGCTTGCTTTCCATTGATCAGAAATTCAGCCACCCACAACTTTGTAAATGTTGTAAGAAGTCGAATGTTTGCTCCCATCTTGACAAGGCTATCACCAATGAATCCGAACACAGTGTTTGCATAACCAACAGATTGATTGAATGTTGCAGCATCGCCTCCAATAGATGCATAAATCCCTTTGATGTTGTGCATTATGGTTTCCCAATCCCCAAGGCTGTCAACAATCCTCATCCCATAATTATAGATGCTGAACATGTGGGTGCTGAAGTCGCCTGAGAGGTATTGTCCAATGGACTGGAATGCAAGTCCTATCCCTGTTGTCAATCCAAGTTGTTGATCAAGTTGGGCAAGAAAGATCATGGATCCTGTCTTTGCTGCCTCAAACCCCTGGCCCATGCGCTTTGGCATCTCAGCAAACTCTGCATTGATCCCTTCTGATTGCTTAAGAAGAGCTGCAAATACATCCTTGGAGAATACTTTGCCGTCAAGGATCATGAGCCTCAGTTGTCCCACTGACATTCCTAATCCATTTGCAATCCTCACCCCGACTTCAGGAATGTTCTCCATGATTGAGTTCCACTCCTCTGCACGTACAATGCCTGCTGCCATAGCTTGGCCAAACTGTAGCATGCCATTCTTCATCTGCTCATTGTTTGCGCCGGAAATGACCCCCAACTTGTTGAGGGTTTCTGTGAGTTGGAGGGCTTGCTTCTGGGTTGCCCCTGTCTCTGAAGATCCACGGTTGATGTTGGCAAACAACTTTGCTGATCCTTCCAACCCTGCCCCGGAGTCAATGCTGAGTGAGTTCAGTCTTTTCTGCACTGCCTCATATGTCCCAAGCTCTTTGGTGACATTCTTGATGCGGGATTGAATGCCCTTGTATTCATCTGCTAGAGTTGCTGCACGCCTGATGGTCTCTACACCAATTGCCACTCCCAGCACCCTTCCCATGGCACGGGCAGCATTGCTGACTTTGCCAAACCCCTTGTCTGTGTTTCGCACAAACTTGCCCATCCTTCTCTCTGCTTTGTCCAGGCCAGATGTGTCAGCACTCAGCCAAGCAAACATTGATCCTAGATTGAGAGCCATTTACCTTTTTCTCCTTGCTTTTGGGGTTCTGCTTTTTTGATCCTGGGCTTGTTTTTTCTGAGCTGTAATTCTCATTTCAAAGAAAACTTCCAACTCAACAAATTCTTTAATGCTCAACTCTCCAACTTCCCATGGCAATCGGTTGAGTTCAACTGCCATTGAGATGATCTTGAGTCTGCTTGAGTCTGCCTTTAAGGCTTTTTTGTTTCCTCTTTCTCCTCCTCAACATTGCACAGATCTGCTGCTGCTTCAGAAAGTTGATCCACAATGCCACCAGGAGGGCAGGAGGCAAGTTGGTCAAAGTCTTCATCCTCAAACACCCGCTCTGTGGTGCCGGGGACAACTGTGAACCGGACAGCAGCCAGGGTTGTGAATCTGAAGAAGTCAAACTCAAATCCATCTTTACCGGCTTTGGTGACAGACTTGCGCAGGTCAGACCGTTCTGCAATTGATGGCTGAAGCACTTCATACACAGTCCCAGATTCCTTGTCCACCACCTTCGTTCTGCGGAATGTGTGCTTGCGGGACAGGATTGAGTTGCGCAGGACTGATTTTTCTGACGTTGGATTATTGCTCATTTGTTGTATTTTGTTGTTTATGCTTCCCAAGGGATGAATGTGAAGGATTCTTCAAATTCTCCATCAAGATTGAATGAAATTGATTCTGATTCCAGGTCGCCAACATCGCCAGAGAATCCATCTGTCTCCACGACAAACCATCCCCTGTATGTTCCTCCATATGGCCCACATGCCTCACCTCCAGGGGTGACTTCAACAAGCACCCTTTCGCGGTTGCGCTTGTAGTCAAGAAATTCTTGCCCGTAGTCTGTAAATCGGTCAATGCTGAATGAAACATCATGCAGACCAGTGACACGTGTCTGATATCCTCCATTTTCACGGGCAGACTTGAAGCTGGTGTCAGTCAAGACATCGCCCCCAATGTCCAGGGTGTAGGAGTTTGCCCCAATGACTTCAACAGTGGTGAAAAAGGAAGTTGATGCCTCAAAGTTTCCTGCAGGATCTGTCATGAAATGTATTGTGCCAGAAAGCCAGTCAACCCTGAAGATTTCATCTGTGACCCATGCCTCCAGAGTCAACCCTGCAGACCTGGAAAGAATCCTTCTTGCTGCATCACCAACCCTGTAGGAGTAATAGGTGATTGCTCCAATGACAAGGTTTGAGGGTGCAGCAACAAATAGCTCAACAAGCGCTGCAACAGGAGCAGTGCTTGTTGACTTGATCAGGGCTTTGTATGCTGCTTTGCCTCCCATGGTCGTAAAAGTTACAGGATTTCAGTGCTGGCTTCAAGTGCGCCATTTCCTTGAAGTGAGATGGACACTGTTTCCAGGTCGCCAACATCTCCGGAATGGTTGTAGGTTTCCACCGCCACTCCACCCTTAAGGCCATTTGCCTGCGTATTGTCCGGCAGATACTGGACAAACAGGGGAGAGCGATTGAGCTTGGCAGCGCGGACAAGTGGAAGGGCTTCATTGTCAGGTTCAAAATTCGAGTCTGCGTTGCAGCTAAAGTCGTGCAAGCCCAAGACCCTTGAGCGGAATCCTTCATTGATGAGGGTGGTGTCATCAAGCACATCACCTCCAATCTCAAGGGAAGGGGATGTGGCAGGGA